CAAATTCCGAATATTAACACCAGTACTAAAGGTACCAAGACTTGCAACAATAACGGCATTTTTCTCTCTTTCTACGATTTCTCTAATCTTTTCACGAATATCAGTATCCACAGAACCAGAAACATAAAATATTTTTCTGCGGTGGTGAGCTTTTGATTTAATTAAATCGTACAAAGGCTTACCATGTTTCTCTACTAATTGAAATAAAACTAAAGTATTGCCATCTTGATCTAAAGATAAGTTAGCAATAAAGTTATTTCTTTTAGAATGCTTAATTATAAAGTCTACTTCTTCTTGGTACTTTACTTTATTTATTAATCTACATTCTTCATCAGAATATTTAAGTAATAATACATTAATATCTAGCTCAGATAATGCTCCTTGATCCATAAGACTTTTCGTCGTTGTAACATAATGCGCAGGTCCAAAATATCCTTCAAGAACAAGTTTATGCGTATTAGTACCATCAAGTGTACCAGTAGTACCAAATCTAAATTCAGCCTCACGACATTTCGTAAGAATTGAAGTAAGACTCTTGGCTTTAAAATTATGTGCTTCATCCCCGACAACCATACCATATGGCTCAAACCAATGTCCGGGCATTTTGTAAATCGACTGCCAAGTAGTAATAACCACTTTTTGGTCAAATGTTTTTTCCTTTCCTGAATAAATCTTATGGCATAGTTTTTCTACATCAAAAGTATTATCATATTCAGAATAATCTCCAAAGTCTTTATACATTTGTTCAACTAATGATGTTGTTGGTACAATAATAATCACCTTTTTATCATGATTTTTTAAGTACCACCTTAACATGGAATAAATGATTAAAGATTTGCCTGAGGCAGTAGGAGAAATAAGCAAAGCTCTTTTATTTTTTAATCCATGCTCAATAGCTGAAAGCTGATAATTTCTTGGTTGAATCTCCTTACCTTTTGATGTGATAGTCATTTCTTTCATAAAAGACATATCTACATCTGTTTCTGCATTAGGTAATCCATAATAATTATCATGGAGTAATTCAATTTGATAGTCTCTACCAGGAGTTGTAGCAAACTCTTCTACATAGCGATATAAACCAGCCGGTAGTTCTTTTTTTCTTATATCGTATAAACGAATTTTTCCATCCCACATTTTGTTCTTATATGCTGGCATAAACTTATAACCAGGAACATAAAACGTGAAAAAGTCTGAAAGCTCATTTGCTACAGATGGTTCACAATCAACATGTAAGAAGGAATGATTCTTATTTTGAATCTTTATTATATACATCAACCACCACTTTCAAATCGTCTCCAATCAATCATATTTTTAATTGTGGAATGTCTCCATCTAATATTGTTAATAATCTCTTCTAATGTTTCTATAAGTGTTTTAAGATAATCTATTTTAGCTTGAGATTCTTGAATGTGTGGATCAGCATCGTAGTAATAATCCATTTCCCCTTTTAGTATCTTTAATCCATTTAAAGCATCGTATTCCCAGCCTAATTGATCCATTTCATCTTTAGACATTTTTCCATTATACCAAAGCCACTTTTTCTTTAAAAGAACTTTAAATTCCATATCTTTTCTTTTTAACTGCAGTTTTGTAACAGATAACATTTCAAGATATTTTGCATGGAGTGAAGCAGTTTTCTTTGAAGCTTCGTCAAGTCTAAGATCGTCAATCTCTGAATCGTTAGCCCACATTTTCAAAATTTCTTCAAGATTTAACATAATATAAAATCACCTTTATAAAAATTTATAATAACTATAACTAAATTCTACCACCGCGGTTAAGTAATTGACAGTCTCATTTGTTACTTCAAATGGAAGGGAAGATAAACTAGTAGGATGTGCATCAACAAATTGGATTTCTTTTACTACGTTATTACTAGAATTATATATTATCAAAGTAAGATCACGAGTTTTCCTATCACCAAAATCGGCTTGGCCAACCATACCAAACATCCAATCGTGAATTTCTTGATAATTCGTAAAATTTTCGTCTACTAAAAAAGTAAGAGTCAAAGGGGCATATTCAACTTTATCAGCAGCAATTAAAACATTACGCTTAGGAGTATTCATAGCTGCACCAGGAACACTTAAATCAGGAATTGCTGCAGCTTGTACATTATACTGCGCGTTTGGATATTTCAAATTATCGATAACTAACCTAAATCCAGCCGGATTAGCAAAACTTTGATTTTCAGCTAATACTGATGTAGGTTCTACCTTATAATTGATTTCGTTTTCATATGCCATAACATTTCTCTTTATTGACTATAATACTATTTATATGTAAAGAAATTATGTTCTTCGAAATAAATCAGCGGGGTTACATTGTGGCTGACTTCTGCAATCTCTAACATTGCGCTCCCATGCTAGATCTGAAGGCATCCAATCAAACTGTGGTGCACCATAATCAAATGGAATATTACTTTTACAACCTACTAAAAACAAACTAATTACAAATATTTTTTTCATTATGTTCTCCAATAAAAAAGAGGGAGCCGAAGCTCCCTCTTCAAAGGTAAGTTAAAACCTACTTCTTATTATGCTAGGATGTTAGTCACAGCAAAGATACGATAGTACTGGTTAGCACGATCTGTACCTGTTTCGCTTGAAGCCGCGCCACCCGCAAATGGGTTAGCAACCATGCCGTAGCGAGTTTTGAAGCCAATACGTGGCTGGAAGTCAGACTCACCAACTGCACGAACCATTGTTAATGGAACGTATGGTGCGTAGAATAGACCAGCATCGTATGGGTTAGAACCACGGTAACCAACGTTTACATAGTCGTTAGTTGCATATGGGTCGATGTACACTTTTGTACGACCGTTAAGCACACCCGCAAATGTGTTGCCTGTGTCGTCAACGTTTAGGTTAGCTGATAGAGCTGGAGTATAGTCCAACATGCCAGCTGCTGCAAGAGCAGAAGCAACGTCTGAAGAACAGATGATGAAGTTACCTTTACCACGACGTGTTTCACGTGCGATTGTGTTAGCTTCACGCTCGATCTGCATGATCAAACCTTTGAACTTCTCAACAGACCAACGACCATCTGAGTCGCCAGATACATCAAATACACCATTTACTGCAGTGTTTGAAGTTTGCGCGCCTAGTTTAGCTTTAACGTTGATTGTACGGATAACTTCGCGGTTGATTTCCGCGAGAATCTCTGCTGACAAGATGTTTGCCAACTCTGATTCTGCATCAAGGCCGTGGATTGCTTTAAGGTCTTGAGCAAGTTCCATTGTGTACTCTGCTTTCAACGCACGAGACTTAGCAGTCACAGATGTCTTATCGATTGAGAATGCCATCTCACCGAAAGCGTTACCTGTGTTACCAAGAGCTTCAGCCGCTGAAGTAGCCATACCAGTACCTGCACCGAATGAATCTTCGATGTCATCAGTGTTTGCATCAGTACCGTGTGAACCTAGAGAGTCAGATGCACCACCGTGTGTACCTGCACCAGAGAAGTCAGTATCTGCTTCGTTGAATAGTGCTTCTGTACCACCTTGTGTGCTGTAACGTGATTTCATCGCGAAGATCAAACCAGTTGGACCAGTCATAGGTTGAACACCTGCAACGTCATAAGCCATAAGGTTAGGCATAGAACGACGAACAAGTGAGATAAGAACTGGGTCGAATGTATCGATTCCAGCACCAGTTGCGTTAGCTGCAGTTTCGTTTAGAGAACCAAAAGCTGCACGCTCTTCGCGCATTGCTTTTTCTTGGTTTTCTAGAAGTACAGCAGTTACGGACTTACGATAGTTGTCCTTGATTTCAGGAACGTCAGCGTTCTCGAGGATTGGCTGCCATTTCTGTTGAGCATTTTCTGCATTAAACATTTTGTTTCTTCTCCTAAAGGAATATTATTTTACAGATTTAGAAAGAGCGCTTAGATATTTTTCCATTAGAGGTGATACTTCAATTTGTTCACCATCTGCATTGGTAGCAATTTCTGCTTCTTCTACGCTCTCAGTTACAGGTTTAGCAAAGTAAGATTCTTTCAATGTAGCTACTTTCTTAGCGAAAGTTTCTGCATCTTCGAAATCAACATCTTCAGCTAGTGACTTTAGCTTTTCAGCTTCAGTAGCAGCTAGGTCTTTAGATGCTTCTGCTAGAATTTCTGCACGACGAAAATCAGCAACAGACTCGTTCAAACGAATGTTGTCTTCAGTTGCTTTTGTTAGTTGCTCTTCAAGTTCTTGAACTTGTTCAGCAAGATCATCTACCATATCAGCTTTTGAATCTGGTACTTCGATGTAGTGCTCAGTAAATACACCTTTCAGCGCATCCATGAATGATTCTGCGATTTCAGTACGTAGACCATTCTCTACTGCAACACGATTTTCTTCCATCCAATTCTCAACTACGTAGTTAAGGTAACCATCTACCTTTTCTACTAGCTCAGAACGAATAGCTGATGTTTCTTCTTCTAGAGATTGAGTATACTCTTCTTCTAGACGATCTATTTCTGTAGAAACTTTGCTTTTTACAGCAGCTTCAAAAATCACAGCAGCTTTTTCTTGGAATCCTTCAGATAAAGTTTCATCAGAAGAAACTAGTGCGTCAAGGTCAGCTTCAAAGTCATATGACTCTTTTACTTTACCTTTAGTTTCCTTCATATCTTCTTCTTCATCATCGTCTTCGTCGTCCATATCTTCGCCGTCTTCTTCATCTTTACCCATAAATTTTTCATAGGCGGCCATTAAGTCGGCTTTATTCATTTTGGACATTTCTTTGTACATGGCATTTACCATACCAGCTTTAGTTTTCGGCATAGCTGATTCTTCTAGCTCTTCAGTTTCTTCAACTGCATCTTCTGCTAGCTCTTCAGTTTCTGCTTCAACTTCTGCATCTTCCGCAATGCTTTCCTCGGTCTCAACTTCAACGTCTTCTACGAGGTCGTCATCTTGGAGCTCTACTTCAGAAACGTCTTCAATGAGATCCAACTCTTCGTTTTTGGTCTCTTCAGACATATGTTACTCCTTGAATCTATAGAGTTAAAGTTTTGAGAGGAAATCGTTCCACACCTTCAATTGACTTTCAGCCAATTGGGATGAAGATGCACGCTTGATTTCAGTCTCATATTTTTCAATTTCTTGTGCCTTGAGTAGACCATTATCCCAAACCCATTCGACGCCTTCCATAATCCCATTTACGAAAGCTTCTGGGGCCGAGGGGTCTTGAACAATGTCAACTGTTGCTAGAATAAAATCTTTTCCAACAACGTTTACTCCGTTACGGTTCACAAGAGTGCCCATACCACGACTAGAAACACCCAACTGAACACCGCCTTCGACCAAACCTTTTACAATTTGACCCATAGGAGTATCTAGTACGAGTGCCTTACCCATCACATTATTACCATCCCAATTTAGTTCGGTAATACGATGAGATACTTTATCCAAATTAATAGTAGGTCCATCTGGGTGATTCAATTCACCAACAGCTCTACCTTTGGAAACTTGTTCGGTTACATATTTGTTAACGGCGCTTTCCATTACTTCGCGAGGATATACGCGACCATTTCTATTTTTAGACTCGGCCTGCATGAAGATACCTTCAATAACGACATTTCTTTTGCCGTTCTTTTCTTCGGTAACGTAGCTGAGGCTATCCTCGAGATGTTCTGTAATAAGCTTCATTAACTTATGCTCCCATTAGATCTGCAAATTCTTTAGCAGCTTTTTCTGCTTCCTTTGCAGATTTATAACCTTTATCTAATAAGTCCCCATCAATATAAACGGAGAACTTGGATCCAGCTTGTTTAATAACAGCCTTAGATTTTTTTCCAACCTTAAAAGACTTAACCTCTTTTTCAGCCGCTTCATTCAGGGCTAGGTTCTGTCTCAATTGTTTGAACTTCTGCATCTGCTGGTTCCTGTTGTATTTCTGCTTCTATACCATTATAAACACTATTTGCAACTTCGATTTTCCGCGCATCTAATGCTGCAGAAATCTTATCTTGCATAAGACTATTAAATGTATTATTGGCATCAGCTGTTTTGCTAGCAGCTAATGCATCAATTAAATCACTTGTTTCAACCATATTTATTCACCTTTTGTAATATTTATAATAAATTAAATTTCAAGGTCGTCTTCGTCAGGAATCTGACCAGAATCTCTTTCATCTTCAATTTGTGCATCCATTTCTTCAATGTCTTCGTCTGATTGCATAAGAACATTTTTACGTACCCACTCTTTTGAGAAATAGTTGCCAACATACTCATCTAGCTGAGCAAGTAGCTCAAGTCTTTCTCTAAAGATCTCAGCTTCTTTTAGTTCAGAGAAATGAGAATCTTTAATATAGTCTACAGCAACATTTTCACGAATATCTTTCCAATCAACTTCAGTAATAATACCCTTTAGAATAAGCTGAGTTTTAAGAAGGTCTAGGAATAGCCATGAAAACTTTTTACGAAGACGATTAATAAACTTTTGGAATTTTACTTCATCACGTGAAATCTCAGTAGCACGGCCAAGTGAGAATTGAGCTTCTTGCTCTAATCTATTCACTGGAACGTTTAATGACTTATATAACTTCTTTTGGAAGTAAATAATATCATCAATCTGGCCGAGGTTTTCGCCTCCAGGCAAGGTGGAGATCTCGGTACCTCGCCCACCCTCTCTACGAGGGAGCCAGAAATCTTCTAGCATTGACATATGCTTGCGGTCATCTTTAATTTCACCGGTCGATGCATCGTATACTAGTTTATTACGGTATTGATTCATAATACCACGTAAATATTCTTCTGATTTACCTTTTGGTAAGTTACCAACATCAATATAGAAAATTCTACGTTCAGGAGCTCTTGATAATCTATAAATTACCAAAGAGTCTTCCATCATACGAAGCTGGTTTACTGGCTTAATAGCCTTATGAAGATACGATAAAACTTTAGTTCTAGAAGAATCTAGTAATCCTGAAGTTGTGTATTGAATCGCATCTTTTGAAATCTTTAATCCCTGATTAGATCTTGATAAAGCCGAATCTTGGTAAAGGTAATACTCCTCAACCTTTTTAATTAGATTTGCACCAGTTTTTGGATCTTTTTCTTGATCTATTTCTTTTACTTTACGTATACGTGTAGGGTCAATTGGACGAAGTTCTAAAATACCCTTTTTAGGATTTGATTCGTCAACAATAATATGGTAGAATAATCTACCATCTACATACCACTTACGAAAAATTTCATGTCCGTAATGATTGAATTGTAACAACTCAATAACATTTTCAAATTCTTCACGAATTAACTTTTTAATATTATCTGGTTGTTTAACATCATCAGTCATTAACTCAATTGGAGCTGAAATAGTATCAGAAACAATTGATTCATTAATAATATCATCAATAGCAGCATCGCACTCCGGTTGCCCAGCAATATCTCTATATCTACGAATAAGATCTGCTTCTGATTTAGCACCATCGGTTCCAGATAAATCTACATATTGACCAAAGTGACCTCCGGCCTGAATATAATTAGAACCATCATCTTCTAATGGTGCAACAAAGGATTGCTTTTTAGCATCCTCTTTTTCTTCACTTTTTCGTTTGATCTCGAAACCAAATAACTCAGCCATGAATTCTTTCCTAAATGAAATAATAAGAAGAAAGGGGATTGCTCCCCTAACTCCTATTATTTATATGCTACTTAAGAAGTAGTATTGGATTCCCAGTACTGTACTTGAAGTTCAACAGTGAACTCTTCAATAGCATTTTCGTTATCATATGAAACATCAATGCCTGATACGTTTGTTGGCCAAATGCCACGGAACGTATAGCCTTTGATGTCTGCTCCATCTTTATCTAGCTGATAAATTGATGCATCAGCAAAATAGTTAGAAGGAGTAACTTCTCCACTGTTTGTTGAATGACCATTAATATAGTTCATCCAACGCTCAAAAGAGTCACGTAGTAAGAAGTTAGTGTCGTTGATAACAGTCACGGTCCAAGGCTCAAATGTACGGTCTCCCGCAATTTGAAGCTGCCGACCACGAAATGGAACAGTGATTGGAGCAATTACTGAAGCAGGAAGCTGAGCAGCTTTAATTAAGAAGCCACCAATTTCTGATTCAGAAGCACCACCTGCTACTGCAGGAAAACCCATTTCCACGCGGAAAAGGTTGGAGCGTGCGCCACCACCA